TCGAAGATCGGTTTGATGACGTTCTCCCACGCCTGCGATGCGGCGTTGGCGATCTTCGGCCACACATCCTCGACGCCTGCCCGGAAGTCTTCCCACGCCGGGATCAGCGTGTCGTGGATAAAGCTGGCGATGGCGTCAAACACGGGTTTGATGACGTTATCCCACGCCCACTGAGCCGCCATCTGAATGGCCTGCCATGCGGTGTCGATGGCACCACGGAACCAGTCGACGTTCTGATACGCCCACACGAAGCCGGCGACCAACAACGCGACAACAGCTACTACAGCAAGAATCGGCGCAGCGGCGGACCACGTCGCCGCCGCGGCAGCGATCATCGCCCCAGCGTAAGCCGCAACGCCACCAGCGGCAGCCACCGTCGTAGCTATGGCGGCGACCATCGACACGATATAGGCGCCGATGGCGACGAGGAGAACCCCGCCCATTACTGCCGCCAGCACGATTACCACGTCCTTGTTCTCGCCAAACCACTTGATTAGGTTCTCGATAACCGGGACGATCTTCTTGCCGACCTCGATCAGGATGACTTGCGCCCACGCCTTGAACTTGTCGATCAACGGGCCAAGCCCCTGGTTCATCGTGTCAAACGCCTCGTCGGTCGCGCCGGCACTTGACCCCATCTCACCGATCGCAGTAGCAAACTTCTCCGTACCTGGCCCGGTAAGAGCCATCGCCGCCTGCCCCGCCTCAACACCCCCGAACAGATCCCCCACCCCCACGCCCGTATCCGAGGCGTGCGTCTCCAAGAGCTTGAGTGCGTCCTGTACGTTGCCACCGGACTTGATGAAATCGGTGAACGTCTGACCGGAAACTTTCTCAAACGTCTCTGCGGTCGTGCCCCCAGCCTTAGAAAGCTCAATGAACATCTGACGGAGCTGAGTGGTCGCCACAGCCGTAGGCACACCCGCCGCCGTCATCGTCGCAACGGCGGCAGCCACATCGCCGAAGCTCACACCGAGAGCGGCGGCGGTCGGGTTAACGTTGAACAGCGAGGTGGACAACTCCTCGAACGTGGTCTTACCGAGCCGGACAGCGGTGAACATTATGTCGGATGCCGTTTGGGCGTTTATCACCTCGGTGCCGTAGGCGTTCACCACCGACGAGATGCCGTCCACGGCCGTCGTTAGTTCGGTGACGCCACCGCGTGCGGCTTTCTGCGCGGTCTCAAGGAAGTCAAACACGTTGTCTTTAGGAACACCGGCAGAGATCGACTGGTAGAGGGCCGGGACAACCTTCTCGGGGAGGACGCCGAACTCGACAGCGAAGTCTTTGACCTGCCCGGTCATCTTGTCCATCGCTTCCTTGGAGATGCCGGGCATAAGCGTGAACACCTCGTTCATGCCCCGCTCGAAATCAAGGAACGACTGCACACCCTTCACGGCGATCACACCCACCGCGGCGACGGTGGCAATGGCAGCCAACCGGCCGACCTCCACCAGTTTGTCCCACGACGCCGAGCCAGCAGACTCGAGATCACCAAACGCCTTCTTGGCGCCGGAAGCGTCGCCGGCGATGACAACCTCTAGCTTCTTAGTCGCCATCTCAACCCCTTCAATGCGCTCTACGCGCTGCCTGCGCCATCTCACGGAGGGCGTCTAGGTACTGGTTCAGCTCGGCAACACTCAACCGCGCGTAATCCCACGGGTGGATTCCGAACTCTTTTGACAGAACCGGGCCCGCTGTGAGAAGGCGGGCCCTCAAACTTCCGGGTCTACGTCGTCCCCGTTGGGATCGTCGACGGTGACCTCGATGTCGTCGGTGTCGATGTCGGCAGGCCAATCAGCACACGCGGCGTCAAACGTCAACTGCGTTTCGCCTTCACCCCTGCGAGCCAGCCACCACATGACCATCAGAGAATCCGAACCGATGCGGTCCTCGGACAGGAACGCCTCGAACGGCAACCCCGTCGCCTTGCGGACGATCAGCTTCTCCTGAATCGCCACGTTCCCAATAGCGAGCCGTTTCGACTCGCCACGAACGGTGATAGTCATAACCTTCTGTGCAGCGTCCGTCGCTTCTGCGCGGGCACCAACTCCAGGTATAGGCGCTTGAGCCATTGTGGTTACTGTCTCCTTTTAGTCGGGGAATGCTTTAGCCATGAGACGGCCGATGGCGTCGGCGTACTCGTCAAGAATCTGAGAGTTCATAGACGCAATGGCGTCATTGATCGCGTAGGGACCCTGGCCGGCGACGCCGACGTCCCATGTGTTCCCGACCCACTCGGGGTGCTGGCGCCCACCGGAGCCGGCGTACTTGGATGCCCCGTACCACCCGGTCCGTTTCTTAGCGCCCCAGAAAGCAACGTTCGCCATCGGAAACGATTTGCCGGTTGCGATGCCGACGCGGGCGTTACTTTGTGTGGCGTAGCCCTTGATCGCGCCGGCCGCTTTCGCCTGCACACCACCAGAGCCCGACGCGATCGAGCGGGCCTTGGTGGCGACATCATCGGCGATGGCCTTATGGGCGAGCCGCAGCTCCTTCGGGAACTTCGGGTCGATCGCGCGTAGCTCTCTGCGGAACTCTCGGAGACCACGGACCTCAAACGCCCGGGGCGCCACCATTAGGCCATCGACTCAGCGTTCGTCAACACGGCAGTGATCGCCGTCGGGTCAGCACCGGAAGCAATCGCCTTGAACGGCAGGGTCTGGGTGAGCAGCCCCATGTCTCCGACGGTCGGGGTGTCTCCGTCATAGCGGGCGTTCAAGGTAATAGCGACAATGTCGGGGCCGGCGGTGAACGTAAAGACGACGGCGAACTCTGAAGCGTTGACGTACCGGTTGTATTCGGTGAGGGTCAGGAACTCCATCTCGAGGGAACCGCTAACAGTACGCAAACCCATTTCCAGGGGGGTCTTGATCGTCTGCGATCCGATATCGCGGCGGTCGGTATCGAGCGCGTTGTCACCGGACAAGGTAAACCCCCTCACCGCAGCACTTCCGGCGGCGATAGTCACAGAGGCATGATTGAACTTGAACGGCTTAGACGCCCTAGTTCCGTAGCTGGCGGCGGCGAGCGCGGTGGCGGTCGTCGCTGTCATCCCGGCAAGGGTTAGACCAAGCGTGGCAATCTGACCGGCCGAACACGCGATTTCCCATGAGCCGACCTTGCACCCGGCGAACGTGAACGGGTGAACCGTCCCCGCGGAGTCGGGCTTGCCGATCTGGCACGTCAACGAAGGCAACGTCCCCGGTGTGATCGTGTGAACAAACGGCCCGGCACCTGTGGTGGAACGGGAGCCGATCATCGCCTCGAACAGCAGCGTGGTGCCGGACACGAACAGCTCATGGCCGACGTCTCCGCTGACGCTGATGTTCCCGCCGTTGTATTGCGGCGAAGTGAGGAACCGGCGGCCGGCGACGATCGCGTCAGACTCCAGACGTTCGCGACTCTCACTCATCGACTCGGTGACGAGGGGGACAAACTGGGTGACGGTGACAGCGGTGCCCGCGGTGACCTCTTTGGCGTAGCCGATCTGGGCTGATCTTCCGGACATGGTCAGTCCTCCTTTGAGACGGCCGTGGCCGGTTGGGTGGTGGTCTTCGTGACGCGTGCCCAACCTTGGGCAACCAACGAGTCAGCGATCGGGGCGGAGACGTCGACGGCGTCACCGTCGACGACGGTGTCGCCGATGGCGACCAGGTACCGGTCTTCGCCGGTGCTGTTGCGAACCTTCGGCATGGTGGCGCTCTCTTTCAGATAAGACGGGAATGGCATGAGACGACAACCTCGGCGAAACCGACGTAGCCCGACTCGGGGGTTTCGCCGGCGGTCATCCGTTCGGATGTGATCTCGGCGTCGATGAGCCCGTCGAAATCGCCGAGCGTCGGATCGTTAGCAAGAACGTTCTCGATAGCGGCGACCAGTTCCGACACACGGGCCATCGTCTCGTCGAGCGTCGACATGCCAGCGACCCGGAGCTCGAACGGGATAGTGAAATCGTCGTCGCGAGGTTTGCGGCCAGCGACCGCCAGGGGGATAGCGACATCTCCGGCGAGCTCGTCAACCCACACCATTTCGGCCGTGACGTGTTTCGCCCCGGGCCAGCCCGGCTCGATACTCACACCGAGCAGCGTCGGGTCGTTACGTAACAGGTCGACAAGGTGGGAGGTGAGCGACCAACGGATCGACGTGAGCGCGGTCATCCGACGCCGGTCAGCCGGTAATCGGGTAACGAACCTAGAAGCCGGTCAACCTCGAGGAAACCGGTGGGGC